AGTTCACTCACATTACATATGCTGAGTGGCTTGCAGAACACGATATGAAGTTCACCATGCCAGATAAGGAGTCGACACCCACGCACTATATGACGGAAAAGGATGTTGATTTCTTGAAACGCAGTTGTGTATTTAATGAAGATTTGGGACAAAAAGTTGGATTGCTTTCTGAGGATTCCATCTTTAAACGTCTTCATGCACATTTGCTTTCGAAAGAGCTTACGCTTGAAATGCACAGTGCACAGAACATTGAAAGTTCTTTGCATGACTGGTTCTATTATGGTCGTGATGTATTTGAAGATAGGCGCGAACAACTCCGTCGTGTTGCACAGGAATGCGAAATCGAGCACCTGTGCCCTGCTCTCGATGTCTCCTATGATAAGCGCGTCACTCATTGGCGCCATAAGTATCTTGGAGAGGAACTCGATGAGGAGGAAGAAATCGTAAGTTTGGAGTAGACACTTTGAGTCTACTCGCCCAGTTAACGGTCTGGGTATTACGGTAAAGCAAAACCGTGTGTGTATATATGGATACCGAATTTTGCATAATATTTGTGTACTTTTGTGTGTAGAATTTAGGCTTTGTACATATTGGTGCTCCACTCTTGGAGTACCCCTATTTAGGGGAGGGATCGGCCATCCCAATGTAAACTACACCACTCCTTGCACTGAGCAATGCTTGGAGATTGTAAATATCGCTTACTAAAAATGTAAATAATGTAAATAAACCGGGTACTCTTATGTATCCAACCATTTTTGAAGTTCTTTCTGATCTTAAGAAATACAAGATTAATCCGAATCGATTTGACAAACTTTGGCATAAACATAGATGGGAATTAGGAAAACACGTATCTTTCTTTGATGGGTGCGAGATTCCTCCCAAAAATCGTAATGCTGAGGTTTTGGAAATAATTGACGAGGTTCTTGAAGTTCTTGAGTGTCAGAGCGGGGAAGCGACAACTGCAGATAATACTTTTTTAAAGTAGGGAATGAAGCGACGTATGAAAACGTCCAATTTTCTGACCAACATGATCCCTATATGTATGATGTAGATGCCGTGATGGACCCCACGCGTTCTTTGCAGGATGCAAATGACGCCTCACTAGCAAATTTCTTCTCACGTCCAATCAAGATTGCAGAAGAAGAATGGTCTACCAGTGCCAATTTAAATTTCGATTTAGACCCTTGGAGTTTGTACTTTGATAACCCAAGAGTTGCTAATCGTTTGAACAACTTTAGTTTGTTGAAAGCGAACTTGAAAGTCAAAGTTGTGATTAATGGTAATGGATTCCAGTATGGTCGTATGCTGGTGAGCTACCTTCCTTTTGACATTTATGACACTCTGTCTACGAATGCTGCACTTATCCGTGAGGATTAGTGCAAGCTAGTCAACAAC